CACTGACCTGCAATGAGGCGCTGTACTCGACACGCCCACCGACACCAGCCGACAGCGACACCTGTGTCACGTACGCCGAGCCAGCGATCTTCGCCTGCGCCGACACTGAACCGCCAGGACCCCACAAGAACGGGGCGAGACCCGAACCGGCCGACTGGGCAGCCTTCAACGCCGTCAGATGCGTGTACATCGCCACGTCATACGGGCCGGACAAAGAGATCTGGTCACCATCGGTCAGGCCGTTGATGAACGCCTTGGCGGCAGTACCGAACGCCGACACCTCGAACGTATCCACCGACTGTGGATGCGAGAAGTTGTCGATGTAGGGCGACAGGTTGGTGAGCGCACCGGCAGTGTTACCGAGGGCGACATAGGTGGTCGTACCAGCTTTGAAAGCCATGTGTTACTCCTTGAAGGGGAAGATCAGCGGCGAGCGAACGAGACTTGACGGGTGTTGGAACCAGTGCCCACCACCGTGTCGACGACACGCAGGTAACGGTTCACGGTTGTCCCCGGCGCGACGACAAGCCGCTGTGAAGTGACACCCGTGACAGCGGTGAACGTCGTCAGGGTGGAGAACGACGAGTTGTCCGTTGAGTGTTCGATCTTCACCGTGTTCGACGTGAGCCCCGAGAACGCCGTCGAGTGCAGATGAGCGACACCACCGTTGGTCGTAGCCGCCCCGTTGTCCCATGAGGTCTGGTTGCCGGTCGACGTGATCGCCGTCAGATCGGCAAGCGACACACCAACATCGGTCGGGCCATCCGCCTGCCCCGACATCGAGAAGGCCACGACTCCGTTGTTCGGCGACGACAACGACGCCTGTGTCTCATAGACGCCGGTCAGCACCGCCTGTGAACCGAGCGCCATCGTGTTCGGGAACGTTGACACCGGCTCGGCTGCCGTCACGGTCTTCCAGTCGTTCAACTGGTCAAACTGAGCGTCGGCGGTTGCGTCAGCATCGAGGTAGCCATCCATCGACAGCGTCGACGTGTTCGGCCCGAGAATGAACTGCTTGGCCGTGTCGCACAGCGCCGACACCTCGAGGGCGTCAGACATCGAATCGACAGTGAACCCGGTAAGCGCGCACGAGAACGAATAGGACCGGGCAAGCACCCTTGACTTTTGGGCGGATACGAAGGCCATTTACCAGACCACCTCTACATCGAACTCAACCATCAGGTACTGCGCGCCACTGTCGAACTGAACAAGCTGCGTCTGGCCAACGTTGGTGACCTTGGCGTAATCGACCGTTGCGGCCCAGTTGGATGACTGCTCGATGGCGGCCTTGAGTGATGACGCCCCGGTCATCTCACACACCTGGTCGAGCCATTCCTGGCCGTTCGCTTCGATCGTGCGGTTCGCGTAGACCAGTACGCCGAACAGGTACACCTGCTTCGTGTCGCCGAACACCATGCTTGGCGTCATCTGCTTGCGCATGATCTGCGCCGATGGCACGTGCTGCACGTCTTGTAGGTACGCAGTCGCCATCGGCACGACGGTTGCCACCGCATCGGCGAGCGACTGACGCACGTCGGCGATCGTTGTCATGCCGGCTGCTTCACGTAACGCTCGAGCAGGCCAGCCGCCAACGGGTTCAACCGCCCACCAAGACGCAACGCTGGAGCATCGATCGATAGCTGCACAGCACCGAACGCAGCATCAGACGCCTTGTAGAGCATCGTTGCTTGAATCAAACACGCCTTCGCCACATCGTCAGGGATCGCCGGCCATCCAAACTTGGCGGTGACCTGGACGCCTGGACGACCGCCGTAGGCCACCGGGAACCAGTTCGTTCCCATCGACACGGCGATGAGTTCGGTCCACGGCTGCACGGGGTATTCCTTGTCGGCGTTGCGGGGCATCAACAGGAAGTCGGTGCCGATCGTCAACGTCGTCTCAAACGTGCCATCTTCGTCGTCGTCGGTCTTGACGATGAGCCCCGTTGATGTGGAGATGTCATCGACCCGCACGCAACGTGTGTCGTCGGCGAAGAACTCGCGAGCGACCACCGTTGCGTCCTGCCAGAACCGGCGCCCACAGAACGCATCGATCTGACGGGAAGCCGCCGAGATCGCCACCTCGAGCCGGGTATCGAACTCGAACGTCTGAGCGTTGTTCGGCATCAGTTCTGTCTTGATGTCGTCCAGGGTGATGTAGCAGTTGGTCAACGCCATGTCACACCACCTTGATCACTGCGAGGCCCCACGAATCATGGAACTCGAACAACTCGAAGCCCGTCTCAGCGACGAACTCCTTGACGGCCTTATGAACCGGGAACCGCGGCAGGATCGGAGCACCCTCGGGACGCTCCAGCATCGTGTCGTGCAACACCAGACAACCGCCCGGCTTCACCAACCAGCGGTAGGTGTGCAACTCCTTGACCGTCTGGTCGTAGAGATGCGATGTGTCGATGAACACGATGTCGGCCGGATCGAGCCCACCGACAATCTGCGGGTCGCAGTCATCACCTTGGATGAACTCCCAATGCGGGAACTCACCGATCTTCGGTCTGGCGTCGATGTCGATCGACGTGAGCCGACCGCCAGTCTTTCCTAGGCCGTAGAGCCAAGCGATCGTTGAGACGCCCGTACGGGTGCCCAACTCGATCACATGCTCGGCGTTCAGTTCTTCGACCATCGCCACGAATCGCGGCAGGTGGTCAACGATGTCGGACGGTGTTACACACACTGTCTCGTACTGCTCGGTCAACGAGGTCATGCCGGCACCCGCCAAACCCACACGGTCGCCCCACATTCAAGATTGTCCAGACCGAACAACTCATCGAGCGCCTGACGCACGGGCGGGTGATGAGCATCGTCACCACAGATGATCCCGCCAGGCGACATCAACGGCAGGAACGCTTCAACGTTCTCTTTGACTTCGATGTACGTGTGCTCGGCGTCGATGAACGCCAGAGCGATCGGCACGTCGATGAAGCTCAGGTACTTGCGCCAGCCCATCCGCCATGGCGACACGTTGCCCTGCGCGAAGTGTTCGATGTTCAGCTTCCACTGGGCGAACACGTCACGGCCACTGGCAAGTTCGCTACTGATCTCACCAGGCGAACCAGCCCACGTGTCGACCGCCTGTATGCGCCTAGGCCATGCGGCGTTGGCGAGAGCGATAGTTGATCGCCCTTCCCAGCTTCCGACCTCTACGAGCAAACCAGGCACGTGCTCGACGTCGGCAACGAGCCTTGCAAGAACGTCCTGTGATTCCTGTGGGAACCAAGCCTCTGTGAATCCCGGTCGGACCCTCATCGGGGCCGGAACCAATCAGCCGGGCAACGACGCTCACGGATGAACGCCGGCCATTCCTCGTTGACTTCAACGGGGTGCATCTTCACGCCATCGACATGGACGCCTTGCCGTAGGAACTGATCCGACGTGAGACCGTCACGGATCTGCTGCTCGACTTCAGGGTGGCAGAAACTGCCGACCTTCTTGAGCGCAGCCTCAGCGCCACCGAGCCAGGAGAAGTGCCAGCCGGCATCTTGAAGATGTGCCGGGCACTCCGCCGTGATCCGCACGTCACGCAGGTAAGCGAACGGACGGGCGCCGGGCACCTTTGCCATGCGGGCGAGCGTGTCGACCGTTGTGCAGGTCGTGCCATACCACGGTGCGCTGTAAAGCCAGTCAACGGCCCAAAAGTGACCACGTTGCCCGAACGCCCATATCTTGCCGTTTGGTCGAACGTTACGAGTGTGCAACGCCCGCGGGATCTCATCGACATCACTTTCAAGGATGATGTCCGAACCGACCAGCCCGAGCCGGGCGACACCGTCGGCGATGAACTCGCGTTGCGCATGTTCACGCGCCCACGGGTCATTGTCCTGTGCTTTCGTCGGCATGTCGCCAGCGATCACATGAACGATCTTGTCGGCCCACGGCTTGAACCGTTCCCGATTCTCTGCGTAGTGCAACGGCTTCGGATGATCCTGATGATCAACCTTCGCCTCAACAAGCACGAAGTGATCGACTGCGTTGTACAACTCCTCGAGCCGCATCTGGAGGATGTCGAGCTCGTTGTTGAACATGAACGTGTCAACAATCGTCGGCCGGGTCATCGGCTCACCCGCAACGCCTGGATGAGCGGCACCCGCGACATGAACGTCTTGCGGTCAGCATCGGACGATTTCGGCGCTTTGGCGTACACCGGGTCGGCGTCGCGTAGATCCTCACGGCCGTCGTAGCCGGGGTGGTGGTGGACGATCCGGCACTCTTCGGCGAACCCGAACACGCCTCGAGCTTTTGCCAGCTCAATGACTTCTTTGTCGGTGTACCAGTGGCCGTAGCACTCGGGCATCGCCACGCCGGGACCGTCAAGGCTTGCGCCCTCGTCCTCGATGTAACTGCGCCGAATCAGGAAGTGATCGGCATGGCGGCCGGCGGCAACGTCAGGGTTGCGGACGCGACCAGGTTCCGAGTCGTTGGTGCCGATCACGTCGTAACGGTCGGTGAGCTTCTGCGCCTCTTCGAACCAGCCAGGCAGGAACTCCACGTCATCGCCGACGATGAGCACGAAGTCGGCGTCGGACTTGGCGACACCGGCATTGATGTTCTCAGCAAACGTGCGGGTCGGGGTGAACCCGTCCTCAACAACGATCGCCTTGCATGACTCTGGTGCCGTTGCATCGAACGACTCAAGGAACCGGGCGCGGTTCTCGTCCCGCATCAACGGCACGATCACATCGCACCGTTGCATCGGCGGCTTGTCTGCTGCCACCTGTGTGGGCTCTAGAGACGCCAGGATCGGCTTCCAGTGCTCTGCCCACACTTCGTCCACGTCGTAGCCGTAGGCGAAATCCACGCACGCGTCCGACAGCGCCTGATGATCAGGGTGGTCGTAGCAAGCGTGAAGCTTGGTGTACACGTCACCACTGAACGCCCGCAGATACGAAGCGGCTTGAGGGCCATCCCACTCGAGCTGACCAGACACGCCCCATCCAGCAGGGCCGAGCAGTTCCGACTGTGCCGTGAAGTCCGAAGCAATGACCGGCGTGCCACACGCCTGCGCCTCGATCATCGGGACGCCGAACCCCTCACCCTTCGACGGCGCTAGCAACACATCACACGACGTGTACAGGGCGGCCATCATCTCAGCCGACAAGCCGATCTTGTAGGCGTACTGATCAGTGAAGATCAGCGCATGGGGCGGGATCGCTGCGTGTGTCGCCAACGTCTCGAGGTTGATACCCGAGCCCATGATGCCGAACTTCTCGGCATGGACGACAAGCACAGCGTCCTGGTGGTCTTTCCAGAACCGACCGAACGCACGGAACGCCTCGTTGAACCCCTTACGGTCGTTGGGGTCTTTGTTCATCGCCACCATCAACACCGCAAAGGCGTTCTGTGGGATGTTGAACAGAGTCCGACCGGCGACCCGCTTGCCGTCGATCTCGACTGTGTGTGTCGGCTTGTAGACCTTGGTGTCGACAGCCAGCGGTGCGTACGTCGGGTTCAGCCCAGCTTCGATGAACATGCGCTCACCGAACCGGGACATCGCCACCGGGACGGCGTCAGGGTTGCGATGAAAGAACTTGATGACACCCTCGGGGCATGGGAAGTGATCAACCGGTGTCCACGCCAACACGTTGAACTCACTCAACGGCAGGATGTTCGGCGCCACGTTCAGCGCCCACATGTCCGTCAAGGGGATGATCCAGCCTGCCTTCGGGTCGCCACCAAAGAAATGCATCGCGTTGTGGTAGAGCACATCAACGCTGTTCTCGAGATAGCCCGACGGGTACAACGTCACATCGCCGTACGGTGTCGCCCACTTACGCACGCCGACCTGATGGCCGAACGTCACCGACACGGCAACGTCATGGCCTTCACGCTTCAAGCGTGTGACGAGATGATTGATCTGGACGCCGTACCCGGTCCCGGCTTGCGGCGAGTTGCCGTACACCATGAACTTCATCGGGTCTCAACCCCCGGCGTCACGAACTCGGTGACGACCAAGTAGAAGTCAGCCACATTGAGATCCGAATCGGGTTCAACGAACAGTGGGACCCTGACCTCCGGCGTGATCGACAAGATGCGCTCACCCTCGCGTTGGATCTGCGTCAGATCCTCAGCGATGTGAGACACCGGCACACGATGGATGGGCATAGCGAAACCTCCCGGCAGGGAAAGGGGGATTGATAGACCCGGCAGGGTCGGGCGACCGGGCGAAGTCGCCCAACCCGTCCCTGCCGGGGAACTCAGCAGTGCGTCAGACGCTCTGCTTGATGATGTTGACGGCGGCGGTGTCGATGAGATCGCCGTCGACGCGGAGCTTGCCGCGGAAGCCGACCTGGTCCGTGTCGAAGTAACGGCTGTCATCGCGCTCGATGACGACGTTGCCGACAGTGCGGACGTAGTAGGCCGACATGTCACCGAAGGCCACCGTCTTGGCGTTGGAGGCTTGCGCCGCAACGTTCGAGTCGGTGTACACCGGCTTGCCGAGGAAGCGGTCCGGCTGGCCACCCTGCACGCCGTTGGTCAGCGACGGGTCCCAGAGGAACGCGCCCACGGTTCCGCCAGCGCCATCACGGAGCTTGCGGAGCGTGCCAGCGGTCGAGTCGTTCATCAGCCACGCACACGACGGGCTGTTGCGGTACTCGTCAGCGACGCTGTACTGCAAGTCGATGAGCTTCTCAACCGTCGGGGTGATCAGCGAACCGCCGGTGGCGATCGTGCCCGAACCAGTGATGGCGGTCATGATGCCGTTCGGCTCGCCGGTGCCGGTGCCGACCACGAGGTCAGCGTCCACAACGCGACCGAGGGCACGGCCGATGTCACGGGCGAGGAAGCCGCCGATGTCAACGACGCTGTCGTTGACGAACTCGGAAGCGACGATGACGAGCTGCGCATACTTGTATGCGTCGAGCGTCATCTTGCCGAACGACGGGTCGGTGCCGGCGAGCGTGGTGCCCTGACCGGAAACCTGAGTCGCAA